ACTCTGTGATGTGGCTACTTCTCATGTTGCCCGAAGAACTTTTATTGGTAATCTTTACCGTCAAGTCAAAGACCCGAACTTAGTGGCTTCGATGTCTGGTCATGCCAACGGAAGCGTTGCCTTCCAACGTTACCGAGCCATTGACGATGACATGAAGAAATCCCTCGTTGCACTCATTCAATGATATTCTTCTTTTGACTGGCAGATACATTCATTTCAATAATGGTTATAATTTTCAAATAGCATAGAATTATGGATAAGAACAACATTCATTATTGCCTCACGCTGTCAGAGGAACAGCTGAAGATCCTCATGTATCACGAACTGCTCCATGTAGGAATGGAGCAGGACGGCAGCGGGCCCAAGTATATCGTGAACCCGCACGACGTTGAGGACTTCCGGACGATCATCGACCGGTACGGGCTGGACTGGGCGGAACATTGAGAAAGATTGGCAGAATATGAGGTGGTGATCATGTGGCGAAAGGGAAATATTCGAGGTGGATAACGGAAGACGGCCGGCGGCTGATCAAGGGCTGGGCGCGTGACGGACTGACAGATGAAGAGATCGCCAAAAAGATGGATATAAGCGCCTCGACATTCTACGAGTGGCAGAAAAAGTATTCGGAGATTTCGGAGGCAATAAAAAGAGGCAGGGAGCCGACCAACGTTATTCTGGAGGACACCGCCTTTGAGAGGGCAACGCAGTGGCGCACGGTCAAAGAGGTCACGAAAGAGCCGAGGATGGACCGGAAGACCGGAAAGATCGAGCTGGTAGTAGTCAAAGAAGTAGAGAAGGAGATCCCGCCAGACTCGACCCTGCTCATCTTCCTGATGAAGAACCGGATGAAGGAAAAATACGGAGACAGGCAGCAGGTGGAACTTTCCGGACAGATCGAGGCGAATAACCCCTTCGAAGGCCTGACGGAAGCGCAGCTCCGGAAGCTTGCCAAGGGCGATGGATAAGCGGCTGATTGCGCTGGGCGCTCAGTGTGAGCTTGCGAGGCGAAACCTGTTCGATTATTGCCATCTCAAAGCGCCGAACTTCTACAAGCCTGAACGGGAATACCTTGTCAAGCTCTGCGCGGAGCTTCAGAGCTTTCTTGACTCCGAAGAGGACATACTGATCATCAATGCCCCGCCCAGACATGGAAAGAGCCGCACGGTCGGATGCTTCGTTGAGTGGGTCCTTGGCCGTGATATTCATTGCAAGATTATGACCGGATCATACAATGAGACCCTCTCGACCACGTTGTCGAAGGGTGTCCGGAACACGATCATGGAGGTCAAGGCTGACAAATACCGCCCGGTGTATTCAGACGTTTTTCCGAAGACGAAGATCAAGGCCGGCGACGCCGCCATGAACCTGTGGAGCCTGGAAGGCGGGTACAGCAACTATCTGGCTACCTCTCCGACAGGTACGGCGACTGGCTTCGGCGCGGATCTGTTCATCGTCGACGACCTTATCAAGTCCCTGTATGAGGCGAACAATGCAAATGTCAAGCAGGATCACTGGGAATGGTTCACCGGTACGGTGCAGTCCAGACTTGAAGAGGGCGGCAAGATCATCATCGTCATGACCAGATGGGCGACGGATGACCTTGCAGGCCGTGTGATTTCGCATGCAGCGGAATTTGGTTGGTCGATCCGGCACGTGAACTTCACAGCTGTACAGGAAGACGGATCGATGCTCTGCCCGGAGATCCTGAGCCGGAAGAGCTACGACGTAAAGCGCCGTGCGATGGGCGCTGCGGTCGCCGAAGCGAACTACCAGCAGAAACCAATCGACATCAAGGGACGGCTGTATTCGAAGTTCAAGACATACACGGACGTGCCGCGGGATGATGCGGGACATCCGCTTTTTGTATGCGTCAAATCGTATACCGATACTGCCGACGAGGGAGACGATTATCTGACGCACATCGTTTACGGGGTGACGCCGGCCAAAGAGGCGTACATCCTCGATGTTCTGCACACCAAAGCACCGATGGAAGAGACCGAACCGGCAGTTGCCCGCTCGATCCACGAATACGGCGTGACCTGGGCGGACATTGAGTCGAACAACGGCGGGCGGGGATTCGCCCGTAACGTCAAATCGATACTGACGGAGAAGTTGAGGAACAACCGAGCCACGGTCCACTGGTTCCACCAGAACAAGAACAAAATGGCGAGGATCCTGTCAAATGCGACAAATGTCATGGAGCATGTATACTTCCCGGTCAACTGGGCGGACCGGTGGCCGGAATACCACGACAGCATGACGAAGTTCCAGCGGGAGGGCAGGAATGCCCATGACGACGCGCAGGACGCGACGACGGGCGTTATTGAGAAAATGGACTTAATCGGCAGCAGGCGCGCCGGAGTCAAGACATTCAAAGGGGGCATCTAACCTATGGACAATCAGTTATACAGGCTGCCGAGACCGATCCTGTGCGACGTAGACAAGGATCTTGACGCGGACGGTTTCCCGACGATGAAGGCGGTCTCGAAGTACCTTGAGGAACACGGGAATTACATACGGCGCTATAAATACCTTTCCGAGCTGTTCGTAGGGCGGCATGACATCCTTCGCGCGCCGGAAAAGGAATCCTGGAAGCCTGACAACAGGCTGGCAGTCAACTTCCCCCGGTATATCACGAACATTTCTCTGGGATACGGCTATGGCATCCCGATTACGAAGCGGTTCGCGGACGAGAAGGTCGAAGAGGCGCTTAGTGATATCGAGAGGCGGAACCATATCGTCGACCATGAGAACCAGCTTTTCAAGAAGGTCATGCAGCTGGGGCACGCGTGGGAGTTCTTCTACCAGAACGAGCAGGCGCAGACCCGGATCAAGGTGCTGACGCCACTCCAGTTCTTCTGCGTATATGATGACACGTTGGAAGAGAGAGCAGTCTTTGCCGTGCGGTACGGCAGGAAGAAGGACGGGCGCATCTACGGGGAAGTCTATACCCGCGAATATCAGCGGAAGTTCCTCGAGAGCCAGTGGAAGGGCGCTGCGGAAATCAACCCGTACGGCTATATCCCGGCGGTCGAGTACATGCTCAACGACGAGCGGATGGGACTGTACGAGGACGTCGCCCCGCTCATCGAGGCCTACAACAAGACGATCAGCGAGAAGACGAACGATGTTGACGCATTTGCAGAGGCGTATCTGGCGATCATCGGGACGGAGGTCGATTCGGACCAGGTGCGCCGGATCCGCGACGAACGGCTGATCAATGTCTTCGGCACGGACAATGCCGAGGAGATCAAGAATATCGTTGTGCAGTTCCTCTCAAAGCCGACGGCGGACACGACGCAGGAGAACCTGCTGAACCGTCTGGAGCGCCTGATCTTCCAGATATCGATGAGCGCGAACATTTCGGATGACAGCTTCGGAAACGTGGCGAGCGGCGAGGCTCTGGCCTACAAGCTGCTCGCGACCGGCACCATGCTCTCGACCTTCGACACGAAGATCTCGAAAAGCCTGCAGAAGCGCTACAAGATCCTCTGCTCGCTGTCGACCAACTCGCCAGACCCGGATGCGTGGGAGGATGTTGAATTGCAGTTCCACCGGAATATCCCGAGGAACACGTCAGCCGAACTGGAGAACGCCAAGAATGCGGCGGGCATCGTCTCGCAGGAGACGCAGTTGTCGCTCATGCCGTCCATCGTGCCGGACGTGGCAGCAGAACTGGAACGAATGAAGGAAGAGCGGGAAGCGGAAGGCGTGATGGGCATGTATGATTTCCACACCCACGCCCGCTCGGAGACCTCTGGCGATGCACAGAACGACCCTCAGGGTAGAGACGACGAGGAAGACGGGGAAATAGTCGATGGCGCAAAGTAACCGCGATTATTGGCGGAAACGCGAAGAGGAAGCCCGCAGGCACGAGATAAAGGATGAGGAGGAGTACCGGAAGAGGCTCGCGGAGATCTACCGGTACACGCAGTCCAACATCGAGAAGGAGATCAACGGATTCTATGCCAGGTATGCCGCGAAGAACGGTATCACCATGGCGGAAGCAAGGAAACGTGCATCGAAGGCCGATATGGAGGGCCTCGCCCGGAAAGCGGCAAAGTACGTGGCGGAGAAGGATTTCTCCGACCAGGCAAATGAAGAGATGGCGCTTTACAACCTCGCGATGAAGGCGAACCGCCTTGAGCTGCTCAAGGCGAACATCGGCCTTGAACTCGTTGACGGCTTCAACGATGTAGAGAAGGAGATCAGGGCGGATCTGACCGAGACGGCGCTGAAGGAATATGCCCGGATGGCGGGGATCCTCGGCGCTTCCGTGAGGGGATCCGAAAAGCACGCGAGGGTTCTGGTCAACGCATCCTTCCGGAACGCGACCTTCTCGGAGCGCGTATGGGCATCTCAGAGCGTCCTGAAGTCGAACCTTGAACGGCTGCTGACAATCGGGATCATCCAGGGGCGGAACCCGAATGTCCTCATGACAGAAGTCGTAAAGGCGATGAAGGTGAGCGAGTACGAGGCGAGGCGGCTGCTGGTCACTGAGATGTGCCGTCTGCAGACGGAGGTGCAGAAAGAATCCTACGAGCGGAACGGCTACGAGCAGTACATAATCATCACCTGCGGCGAGGACGCTTGCGAGGAATGTCAGAAGATGGACGGGCGCGTGTTCTTCGTGAAGGACATGGCCCCGGGCGACAATGCACCGCCCTTCCATCCGTCCTGCCGGTGTTCCACGGCAGAATATGCCGACAGGGGCAGGCTTGAGGAGCTGATTGGACAGATCGAGAAGGAGCGGGAAGAAGAGAATGAGACGAATGAGGAAAATCATGATTCTATGTCTCGACGTGTAGACATCGGAAGTTGGCCGCCTCCGGGTGAGAAAATTAGTGAGAAAGAATTACGCGAACTGTTTGATTACGGAGCGAAAAACAAAATTGATGTTAAGAGCTTTGAGAATTATGATGGTGATATTGAGTTAATAAAGAACTTCATAGATGGAATAGTGGAAGTTGCTGGGGATTACCCGGAGATACTCAATGGCAAGCGAAATTTACAGATTAGATGCAGTTATCAAATGGCCGCTGCCGACTATGCAGAGACTACGACCAACTGCATTGTAATAAATGGAAATGCTTACAGGAATAGAGAAGCACTCAGATTGGATTATGAGAAACAGCAAGAAGGCGAAGATCCGTTCTTTGTTAAAGGGACGACATACGAAAATATTTCACATCATGAGTCTGGGCATCTGATTGTCCAGGTATTTGGGCTATCAACCAAAAAGATTATAGGGAATGCGGATCAGAGCCTTATCTCCGATTATGCAAGGAAAAGCAACAAAGAAGCAATAGCTGAATCGTTTTCAGCACATTATGCAGGAGTAAAAAATGAAACGGCATCGCACGTTAAGCAAAACTGTGATATAATGATAGCAGAAAGGAGGAGGCAAAAATGACTCATAATGAGAATGATAAAAGAATGCTTTTTTGGGGTCATGATAAAGCATGGTATGGAAGAGATTCTGAGCATGGCTTTTATCTGAGAAAAGCCGCTCCTCCTGAAGCAATTGAAAGCTTCAAGATGTGGGCTGCCTATCAAGATTCACTTAGCGAAGATGAAGCTATTGACTATACTTTAGAAGTATTTGACTGATGACAAGTTTATACAGCTAGAGAAGACAAGAAAAACCACTCCTTACCGGGTGGTTTTTTCGTGGAGGAAATGAGATGAACATCAAAGAATTCTCAACAAAAGAACTTGTAGACGAACTGAAAGAACGCGAAGGCGTCAATACCATAATCGCAGAGCCTTACGAGAAAAAGATGGTTGATCTCGAAGGCCCTGCGATTGTATTAGTCGTAACGGATTAGCCGCTGATTCTCTGGTATCTGTAAATGCCTTTAATATGCTGTGCAAGAAAGCTTCCGTGAGACGATGCGGACATCAGATTTCTATAGACAGATTCGGGGACATTGTAATAAGCATACAGTCCGCCGTGATGAAATCTGACATAAAGTGTCGTCCCCTCATATCCAATTTCAGAGATATTGGACGAAGACACAGGTATCATATTCATATCGACTGCTCCTTTCATAGACTCAGCGCGACCAACGCCTGTGAAGGGATTATAACACGAGCATCGCCTCGGCGGTGCTTTTTGTATGGAGGAATTGAGATGCTGAGAATTCTTTCAGGGTTTCGCAAGAAGCCGGATAAGACATACTCCGTTAAAGAGGTGTACCATGTTGATACTTCTGAGGTAGATGCGGCCATAGAAAAGGCAGCGGAACTGGAAAGCGCAATCAAAAGAGCCAGAACGCTGGCGTGCGAACTGGCTCGGATGACAAAATCACTCAAAGCTAATCTCAAAGTTGATTTCAGCTCCGCAGAACCTGCAGACATTATTGCCGAAGTTGACGGCGATTTCTGAACCCAGATTCAGATTGGCACAGCACCGTTCCGGCGGTGCTTTTTTGGTGGAGGAAAAGCCATGGGCAAGAAGTGGGAACATTTTAAAACAATTACCAGGCACAAGGCAGTCGTGTTCCATGAGTGCAAGGCTTGCGGCCTGATATGGCAGGGAATTACACACGATCTGTCAAAGTACAGCCCAACGGAATTCAGATTATCCGCAGAATATTTCCAGGGAGACAGGAGCCCGATAGAAGCCGAAAAGGAATGCTGTGGCTACAGCCTGGCGTGGCAGCATCATATGGGACATAATCCGCATCACTGGGAATACTGGATCGATTACGGTGAGAATGGAGAAATTCTCGCAAGGAAGATGCCGTGGAAGTATGTCATTGAAATGATCTGCGACTGGATTGGTGCCGGCAAGGTATATGGTGGAGAAAAGTGGACGCAGGCGGAGCCGTTGAATTATTACTACAAAGTGCGGAAAGGCAGGCATTTTCATCCTGATACGGAAAGGTTGATCGTCACATTGCTTGAGGTGATTCGGGATGAGGGCCTTGAAGCATTCCACGAGAAAGCAAAGAGCGGTGGATATCTTTATATAGATTACGCCGGGATGTATGTTCCGTGAAGATTTTTAAGTGGGGAAAAACATGACAGTAAATGTACTTGGCCGGGCATATGAATTGAGGGAAGGACGCCCAGAGACAGATCCGGTCCTGAAAGATAATGACGGATACTGTGATCCTTCGGTGGCAGTGTGCGTCATAGCCGAACTGGATAAATGCGAGCCCGATAACCTTAAGGACATGGATGCTTATAAGCGTCAGGTGACGAGACACGAGTTGGCCCACGCATTCCTCTTTGAGTCAGGGCTTGGCTACGAATGCGAATGGGCATGTGAAGAGATGGTCGACTGGCTAGCGAGGCAGTTCCCGAAGCTGGTCGCGACCTTCACGGCAGCAGGATGCATGGAGACGGATGAGACTGGAAAGTAAAGGAGAGATAAGAATATGATGGACAGTTCTAAAAAAGCCACACTGCCTTTTAGATACGCCTGGTTTCAGATGCTGGAGGGGAAGAAGATCAAGCTCCCTTCCTGGAGCGGATACTGGGCATGGGAAAATAACACAATCATGATGCACTGTCGGGACGGATCTGTGCTTGATATCCGCGAGACAGATAACCCGGCATATACATTTTCTAATGTCGCGTCCGATGATTGGATGGTGATTGACGACGATGCAACGATCGACAGCGAGTATCTGCATGAAACGAAAACAGATACGCGGACAGTCAGCTATATAGAGGAGCTTGAGAATCGGGCAAAGGAACTTGAGAATCGGGCAAAGGAACTTGAATTCCAGCTAGACGGTGCCAGAATACGGACAATCCGCCTCGAAGGCGAGAACTCGGCGCTGAGGTTTGCAATCCGTTGTAATGGCGTGAGCGGTGCGGAGGTAGTGGAATGATCAAGATCACATATAGCAGCAGGGAGCCCCCGAGCCTGACGGTCGAGGGGCACGCGAACTATGCCGAATATGGCAAGGACATCGTATGTGCTTCGGTATCGATACTGTTCCAGACGCTGATGAATGCGCTCGCGGCTTATACGGACGATAACATATCCGTCCGGGCATCGCCGGGGGACAGCACAATCCGTTGGAACGACGCTATGTCCAAGGAAGCGATGACCATCACAATGGCCTTCCTGGACGGGATGCGGGATATAGCTGAAGAGTATCCGAGCTATGTGAAATATGAGATTCTTTGAGCGCCGGGAGACCGGTGCTTTTTGCTGCGTTTTTCGCGCTGGTGAACGTGGAGCCTTTGCGTTGCATAAAATCACGGTATGCGCGTGGATGCCGCAGCCGCTGACTTGAGGCGTTACTCATGGGAATATGCCGACAGGCTTAAAAAGGAGAAACGATATGAAAAACAGACTTATCCATAGATTTTTTGATTTGCAGCTTTTTACAGACGGTCCTGCAGCAGGAGAAGGCGCGGGCAGCGCCTCCGGCGATCCTGAGAAAGACGAAGACGGCGGGGTAGACAATGAAGGGGATGGCAAGGAGCCGAAGACATTCACTCAGGATGAAGTCGACCGCATCGTGAGCGACCGAATCGCCAGGGAGCGGAGGGACGCCGAGAAGGCCATCAAGAATGCCAAGGACGAGGCGGCGAAGTATGCCAAGATGTCCGAAGAGGAAAAGCGCAAGGCGGATGAAGCTGCGCGCCTCAAGGAGATCGAGGACCTTAAGGCGGAGAACGCGCGTCTGCAGGCGGAAGCCATGAAGGCGGAGCTTGGCAAGGGGGCAGCGGCAGACCTTGAGAAAAAGGAGATTGCCGTCACACCGGACATCCTGGAATTCGTTGTCGGAACGGATGCGGAAAGCACAAAAACCCGCACGGATAAGTTCATCAAGGCGATTCTGGCGGACAGGAAGGCACAGGAGGTCAAGCGTGCCACAAAGCAGACCCCGAAGGGTTACGGGGACGGCGGCGGCCCTTCCGATCCTTTCGCAGCCAGGATGAAAAAATATGGACGCTGATAAGATCAGCAGAAAGGAAAGAATATGTGTAAGAAACTTAATCTTCAGATGTTCACAGACGGTGACAACGGGAACAGACCGGTAAGGATGTTCAGCAAGCAGTTCATGGGGCTCATGGCGGCAGTATTTGCGGTGCAGGCGCATTTCCGCGACATCTTCGCGGGAGATATCGAGACGATCGACGGCATCAGCGAGACCGCGACGGCATTTTCCATCAAGACATCCGACATTGAGGCGGCGATCGGCGAGGGCACCGTAAGTAATGTAGGTGCCTATACCAACGGTTACAGCACGGGTGCGAACGTCGCGTTCGGCACCGGCACGGGCAACTCCACGCGCTTTGGTCAGAGGACGGAGATCATCTACAAGAATCTGGATGTCCCGTACTCTTTCAACTGGACGATCCATGAGGGCATCGACCGCCATACGGTCAACAATAACTTTGAGGAGACGATCGCAGAGCGCCTCGACAAGCAGGCTCAGAAGAAGGTGGCCATGATGAACGCGATCCACGGAGCCTATATCTCCGGAGTTGCGAAGAAGACGATCAGTGCTTCTGGCATTACCGAGGCAACCGCGAAAGCCATCTTCAACGAGGCTTCCAAGTATTTCGTGAATGTCGGTGCGGTCGGTACAAAGGTCGCGAAGGTCTGCCCGGACCTTTGGAACGCAATCGTTGACAACGGCCTTGCCACGATGATCAGCGGCATCACGGTCAACATCGACCAGGACGTGGTGACAATGTTTAAGGGCTTCGTGCTCGAACAGATCCCGGACGCTGATTTCGCTGAGACGACAGTGACCACGACGACGCCGGGCGAAGGCGGCGCGGATCCGACGACTACCTCGAATGACTACCCGGATATCGCGTACTTTTACGTACAGCATATCGGCAAGGCGTTCCTCGGCATCAGCACGGCACGTACGATTGAGTCCGAAGACTTCGATGGCGTTGCCCTCCAGGGCGCTGGCAAGGGCGGCCAGTGGATTTCCAACGACAACCAGAAGGCTGTCGCCAAGGCGATCAACGTCGGGGCCTGATAAGGGACACTGTTTAATCTTGTAAATCTGAAACGGCGGGGCGATATTCCGCCCTGCCGTGGGAAAGGACGTATACATGTATATCACGACGACAGCATTTTATGATCTCAAGGATCCGGTCAAATTCTCCCAGACAAAGGACGGGCGGATCCCGGTATCTTATTACGCCTATGTTGCCGGGGAAATCTACCCGAGGTATGGCGCACCGGAACCCTCCGGCCAGAGAATCGAGGAGCTCCTTGACGACGGCAACGCCCTGCGGAAGCCGCTGATCCGCTTTGTGCCGGATGAGACAACGGCACCCTCCCCGCAGGCTGCGCAGGAGGCTGAGAAGCCCACAGAACCTGTCCGGGATGGCGCCGGCAAAGCGCAGGAGCCCGCTGCGGAAGCGAAAAAGCCTGAAGCGGAGAAACGCCCGGCCAAGGCGGTAAAGCCCGCAAAAACGGCAAATACGGCGGGATCAAAGCCGAAAACGTCGAGGACGGCGGGAAAGAAGGCATCAAAATGAGCACTCTTACAGAGGATGGAGTGGCTGTAGCCATGATGCTCGGAGTTGCGGACAGCATGACGGAGGAACTTGCCTCGAAGATAGCCCAGTGCGTGGAGACCGCCAGGGCGCGGCTCCTCGTCCGGATTGAGGCTGATGAAGTCCCGGAGAAGCTCGCGTACATCGTTCGGGAAGTGGCGGTGAAGCGGTATAACCGGATAGGATCCGAGGGGACGTCAAGCCACTCGGTGGAGGGCGAGTCCATGAGTTGGGCGGATGACGACTTCGCGGAATTCGCGGGAGAGATCAACGCCTACCTGTCCACAAAGGGGGCGGCAAGGCCGCGCATCCGGTTCATCTGACGGAGGCGCATCATGAGATACGATACACCGATTTATTTCCAGAGGATATACGAGGGCCAGTATGACCCGGAGACCGGGGATTACGGCACGCCTCAGGTCGAAGAGACATGCCGGCACGCTTCCGTGATGGACACTGGCGTGCAGACGATGATGCTGGTATTCGGCGAGATCCGGCAGGATTCAAAGACAGTTCACCTGCAGGTACCGTACACCGGTACGTTTGACGCCATCCGGATAGGGGACAGACCGTATCGGGTAGCGATGCGGCGCACTCTCAGGCAGAAAGAGACGTTCGTGCTGCGTGAGATGCAGGGCGGCCCCCTGGAGGCGGAACCATGAGCGGGGAGATAAGGATCGAAGGCCTTGCGGCGCTCGACATGGCACTGGCCACCGCCCTGGAGAAGGAGGCGGTCAGGGAGGCGGTCAGGGTGAACGCGTCAGAGCTCAATAACAACGCGAAAAGCCGGTGCCCTGTCGGCACGCCGGAGACCACTCATAAGCCCGGCTACCAGGGCGGAACGCTGCGCAGGTCGATAGTCACGGAGATCATCGACGACGGCATGACGGCAGAGATCGAGCCGCATACGGAATACGCCGCTTATGTGGAATACGGGACGCGGTACATGAAGGCCCAGCCTTATATGAGGCCTGCATTCCAGGAACAGCAGCCGAAATTCATCAACGATATCAAGCGTATCATGGGAGGATGAGATGGATCCGCAGCAGGAATTCTTTACGGCTCTGCGGGAGCGCCTTAAGGAGCGCTACCCGGGAAAAGTGCACGATACGACGCTTCCGTCTGAAAAAACGCCATATCCGTTCATCTATCTTGGCGGGACGGAGCAGGTGGACACGCAGACAAAATCCGTGTTGATCGGCAGGGTCAGCCAGTCCGTCAGGGTCTGGCATTCATCGCCTCATCAGCGCGGGACGCTGTCCGCTATGCTGGCGATGACGAAGCAGCTCGCGCGCGGAATAGAGCACACAGCGCATTTCAAATGGAACGTGACCATCTCCATGGAGCAGGTCATGGACGACACAACAGTGAGCCCGCCCCTTCTCATGGGCGTGCTCGAAATCACGGCGGAATTTTCTCCGCTGGTCTGATACACAAGGAGGTTTATATGAGCAGACTTAATCTTCAGCTTTTTGACGATCCGGTCACGGAACCGGCTGCGGCAGAAACTGCCCAGACGGCGACGACCGTCAAGGGCAAGAGAATCCTTTATTTATTCAGGCTGCTGAAAGACGCGGCCTCGAAGTCAGGCGTCAATATCGCCTACACAACAGAGAACAGCAATAATATGAGCCGCGACTCCGACAGTACGGAGACCAAGGACGGTCCGATCACGACGCCGGGAACTCTTGAGACGACGATATCTGCAACAGCCATCCTCAGTGTTGGCGGTGAGAGCATGACATATGACGATATCCGCGACGCCATGATTGACGATGAGATGTTCGAGATCTGGGAGGTCAACCTTGACAATCCCGGTGAAACGGACGGCAAGTACAAGGGACTTTACATGCGTGGCAAATGCACGTCCTGCGAACTCAGTTCCCCGGCAGACGACAACGCGGAGGCTGACCTTGAATGGGCGATCAACGGCATCCCGCAGAAGGGCGACGTCACGGTCAACAACGCATCTATCGCAGCTTCGGCATACGCTTTCCGGGACGCGATCCCGAGCGCGTAAAACAGGTGTGGGAGATGGGCCGGGCAGAGTATCATGCCCGGCTCGAAGCATTTGAGTGAACGGACAGGACGGGCAGGGTCAACCCGTCCATATGATCAGAGGAGGAGATGTAAAACATGGCAACACTCAATATCAATGGCAGGGAGTGCAGTTTCAATTTCGGTTTCGGATTCATCCGGGAGGTTAATAAGGTGCGCAAGGCGGACAATGGCGAATTTGTAGGCCTGCAGTACCGCATCGGGCAGATGCATGACGGAGACCCGGAAGCGCTTTGCGACGTGCTGATCAAAGCGCGGGAGAACACGCAGGAGCCTACGGCGAAGGAGCTCGAGGAATGGCTGGAAAACCCGGCAACGGACATCGACAGGGTATATGAGGATGTCATGGGTTTTTTACTGAGTTCAAACTGTACGAAGAAGATCGCAAGGAAAATGATCGATGCGATCGAACAGGAAGAGACAATGCAGGCGGAAAAGGCAAAGAAAAACGGCTGACCACCTGGGAGGAATTCTATCACGAGGCCTGCATGAACTGCATCCGCTTCCTTGGGTACAGCTCCATACGTGATTTCGAGAAGCTGACGATACCGGAATACGAGCTCCTCATGGAAGGAGCGGCTTATCGTAAGGTGGATATGGAGTATTGGGCGAACCGTGTCGCGTGGCTGACCATGGTCGCGAAATCCAAGAAAAAATCCGGGAAAAAGTTTGTCGTGGTCTACAAAAAATTCAGGCAGCTGTTCAACATTGACGCCGCTGTCCGCGAACTGGAAGGGAAAATAGACAGCCGCAACGGAAAAGGAAAAACGCTATGAGCGCAGGTAGCTATTCGGTAAAGGCCGTGCTTGGTGCGGTCGATAAAAACTTCACATCGTCATTCCAGAAAGCACGTGAGTCCATCAGCGGGATCAACAAGGCTGTGAGCGGAATCGGGTTCGGCATTATGACTGGTGTCGGGATGGCAGCATTCAATACGGTCGCCGGTGCCGCGAAGGGATTTGTCGGAGACATTTACAACGTTGGCTCGTCATTCGAGACCGCAACCAGCCAGATCTCCGCGACCATGCAGAAACCAAAAGAAGAGATACAGGACATCATTGCCAAGGCGAGGGAACTCGGCGCCAGCACGAAATACACGGCGACAGAAGCGGCGGAAGGCTTTAACATCCTTGCACAGTCCGGTCTTAAGGCGGGCGAGCAGATTGCGACGATGCCCTCCGTCCTCAACCTTGCGGCAGCGGGTGCGATGGAACTTGATTCGGCAGCGGGATACCTGACAGGTTCCGTCAAAGGATTCGGCGACGAATTTAATAATGCTTCTCACTATGCAGACCTTATGGCCAAAGGCGCGTCCCTTGCGAACACGGACGTGTCGGCACTCGGAGAGGCACTTTCCCAGGGAGCGGCAACAGCCCACACCTATGGGCAGAGCGCGGAAAGCACGACGCTCGCCCTTCTCCGGCTTGCTGAGCAGAATGTTACAGGTGCAACAGCAGCGACAGCCATGAAGCGGGCTATGGCGGATTTATATACGCCGACAGCAGAAGCTGCGGCGGCGATGAAGAGTCTCGGGGTAGAGGCGTATGATCCGACGACGCATAAAGCGAAGGATTTCAACCAGGTCGTGGATGAACTCAATTCCGCCATGTCCGGCATGACGGAAGAACAACGGAACGCGACTGCAGCCACGATCTTTACCCAGCGCGGCCTCGAAGCGTTCAACAAGATGACGGTTTCTTCAAAAGATAAAGTGGACGAATTCTCAGAGGCTCTGGCCAACTGCGGCGGAGCTGCCGAGGACATGTACAAAAAGCAGACAGACAACTTGCAGGGCGACGTCGATATCTGGCACAGCTCGGTCGACGCGATCAAGGAGACCATTTACAGCGATTATGTCGGCGGTCTCCGAGCAATTGTGCAGGGCGCATCAGGCGTTGCTACCGCCATCAACCAGAGCCTGAAGGACGGCGCAATCAGGAGGTTCGTCACCAATGCGGGCAAATATTTTAATGTGTTCAAAATAAATGCCCAGAAGGTCGGGCTCGCATTCGGCCGCGCGTTCTCGGCAGTCGGGAAAGCCCTTTCCAAAATCAACGGAGACTTTGGGTCGCTGAAAAATGTTAAAAGTTTTGCTGATGTATGCCATGTAGTCTCTGATGCGCTTGTCGCCCTTGCCGGGTTCATCGAACAGCACGCTGACACGATTGCGAAGATTATCAGCATTCTGCCGAAGGTAGTCGCTGGATTCATTGCGTTCAAAGCGGTCAGCTTTGTGGCGGGCATCATTACAACGATCGGCGGCGCGATCGGCGTGCCCAGTCAGCTATCGCCCTTGCTTCGGCGGGCACACCGGCTATTGCAGTTATGGCCGGTCTCGTCATCGGTGTGGCGGCCTTGTCTCTTGGGATGATGGCTTTAGTTACCCATGCGGCTGCAACAGCGGCTCAGATGTCTGCAGCAGGCACAGCCTTCCTCATGATCGGCGCGGCGGTCCTGCTCGTGGCGGTCGGATTCGGAATCATGGCAGCTTCTGCAATCGCCCTTACAAATGCAGGCACGCCAGCAATAGCCATGTTCTTTGGAATGGTAGCAATCATGGCTTTGCTCGCGGTAGGTGCGGCGGCGTTAGCACCTGCGCTTACGGCAGGTTCGGTCGGTCTGATTGCTTTTGGAGCAGCTGTTCTCATGGTCGGTGCTGGTCTGCTTCTTGCGGGCGCTGGTATTGCCCTTGTGTCGGGAACTCTTCCAACCCTTGTAGCGTATGGAACAGAAGCGGCAACGGCATTCCTTGCGGTTGGAACAGCGCTCATATTCTTCGGAGCAGGTGCATTCGTCGGCGGGGCTGGCGCTCTTGTCCTTGCGGCAGGACTGATCGCGGCAGGAGCAGGTGCAATCGTTGCGGCTGCAGGTATGGTGGCAGTAGCAGTCGGGGTTGCGGCGTTGGGTGTGGCTGCACTTATTGCTGCAGCGGGTACACTTGCGCTTGGTATGGCGCTCACTTTAGTAGGATCTAACGCCGTCATGGTAACAGCAGGGTGTACGGCGCTGTCCGCAGGTACATTAATGCTTTCGGCGAGTGTTCTGACACTTACAGCAGCATTTGTAGCTTTTACGGCTGCGATTCTTGCAGTATCGGCGGCCAATATAGCTGGAGTCGCGTCCTTTGCAGGACTTGCAGCGGCTGTCACAGCATCAGCCGCAGGCATGGCACTTCTTGCAACGGCAACAGCAGCGGTCGCGGTATCGGTCAGCTCCATCAACAGCGACGCTTCATCGGCGGCATCTGCCCTAAGCGGGATGGAGAAGTCCGTCAGTGTGGTGAGTTCGGGCGTGACTGCGCTCGGGAATACAGTCAGCAGCGTCATGTCGTCGGTCGAGAGATCGGTAAAAGGCGGATCGACCAATGCCGCCCAGGCCATCTCGAACGGCGGACAAAAGGCGACACAGGCGGTCACGCAGTCCTGTCAGTCCATCGTTCGGACGATGCAGTCAGCGGCTACACAGGCAGGGGCAGCCGGGACGCAGATGGGCCAGCGGTTCACGAACGGAATTCGGAGCGGCGGCGCGGCAGCGGTCAGCGCGGCACAGAACATATCAAACAATGCGGCAAATGCAATGCGGTCAGGCTACGGCACGGCTTACGCGGCCGGCTCATACATTGGGCAGGGCCTTGCACAGGGGCTTGCATCGCAGGCAGGTGCTGTAGCCTCTCAGGCAGCGGCTCTTGCCAACGCTGCAAATGCCGCAATTGCAGCGAAGGCAAAGATTGGATCACCGTCCAAGGTCACGGATCAGTACGGACAGTGGTATGGGCAGGGCTGGATCAACGGTATCGCGAAAAAGGTGAAAGAAGCAGCGCGGAAGGTCAGGGAGCTTGTGGCAGTTCCGTCGGATCTTCATGACATTCACGCCGGAGATTTTGTCGGAAGGACAGAACTTGACGAGGAATACAGCTACAGCCGGGAGCAGGTCATCATCACAAAGACATATCTTGACGGCAGGGAGATCGCACGGAGCGAGGCTCCGTATCGCAGATCTCTTGACGCGAGAGAAGCACGGAAGACCGGAAGGACGGTCATGCGTCGCGCCGCTTTTGCATAAACAGGGTAAAGGATAATTAGTATGGCTCTTTACAGATTCACTGATACGATCGAACGGGCGCTTCGGGGGAATTACCCTTCTGAGGCGCTCAATTTTAACGGGGTATACCTTGAGGATGAAATCAGGGGATACAGGACGCTGAATGTTACCGGACGCGAAGCGTTGGACAGCGAGATAGATGTCATCGAGACGAAGGCGCGGAACGGTGCAAGGTTCCGCAGCAGGCGGCATTTGCCGCGCGTCATTACCGTGAGATATCAGATCGAGGCGAAGACATCGCAGGAGCTGATGGAGAAATATAACCGGCTGAATCATTTGCTTGACGCAGAAGAGGCGACGCTGATCTTCCACGATGAGCCGGACAAGTTCTTTAAAGGAACGAAGAAAAAGATGTCTCCGCCGAAAGAAGGAAGCCTCTGCACGAAAGGTGAGTTCGAGCTCTACTGCGCGGATCCGTTCAAATACTCGGTGGAGAAGCACGAAGTTAGGGCCGAAGGCGGTGCGATCACGACGCATTACCGCGGAACGGTCCCGAACCCGCCGGTCTTCCGGATCCGGGCGAAGGCGGACACGGGGCGCGTGGAGGTCCTGAAGGACTCGGCGCTGGTCGGGATTGGAGGCAGTTACGATATTACGAAAATATCATCAGGTCTGGCCAAAACAATATTTACCTTTGACGAGATGAGCGCAGGATATGCAGTCACAGGGCGTCTCGCACCATGTATCCAGGAGAAAGTAGCGATTTTCTATCAGACGGGGTATGACCAATTTTCCCCTCCGGTTCCCGAATGGATTGAACCGGGAACGCAGCATGTAGAACGGCAGACTGAAACAATAGACGGGGCCGAATGGACGGTGCCTCTGAGACATCCATACAATGAGGCAGTAATCATTTATCCAGATGGGGTGAGTAATGAAATGCTCCTGTTTTGGATGGATCCGAGTGCCGAAATTGCGCTCATTCCCGAAGCTGAACAATTTCCGACAGATCTGTCGGCTCTGGATAACGCGGAATACTTTTCCAGCAAGTACCAAATCAGAGGGACCGGACTTGGCTATTCGCTGCAAGATAAGATTGAGCATCGTAATTTTACATTAAGTTTTGAGTCAAGGATTTATTCAGACAATCCGGCTGGACGCGGCGCCCAGTCGTTTGCAGTATATGCGGAAGGGACAAGGACGGTCGTTAATGACAATGATGAGTCGTCAGAAGTAACTTATCACTACCCGGTTTTTGGGATAGGAATTAGTAAAAAGACCATAGGAACGAACCGGCTTGAGATAGATGTATATGTGGACGGGAATCCTGTGGATACAATCATCATGTCATCCCTTGAATCGAACGAAGTGTTCGGTAAGAAGAGCCTGCCCTGTTCTCTGAGCAGATATGGGAAGACTTGCACACTGCGTTTAGGAAACGAGACGTATACATATAATTCCTCAGAAGCGGCTATGCCTTCCTATGCGGGCATATATGCATGCGACTACGTAGGGGCACGGATGATGACATGCAATGCCGTCCGATATGTGCGATATGAGGAACAGACTGCAAAAACGGCGAACGGGATAATGAATATCATCCGGGCAGGAGATGAAATAGTCATTGACTGCGCCTCGGCAGACATCCGGGTCAACGGCATATCGGAGCCGGGGCTGGGAGACATCGCTAACCAGTGGGACGCGATGGACCTTGAGCCTGGCGACAACAATATCGCCGTCATTCCGGTAGCAGATGAGCCCCCTCAGGTTGTCATGGAATATCGGGAGGCTTACATATGATCATCTACTTCGCGGATAAATACATGACCATCCTGGGGGCTGCCGGTGACCGGCTGAAGGAGGGGCTGCTGATTACGGACGACCTGAAGACGTCGGAGCTCAAATACGGGTCGGACATCTTCGAGGTGTCCGTCCGGTACAGCGACGGAGAATTTCAGGCAGTGGACAAGCTCAGCGAGGCAGGCGGGTACATCCTGCGGGCGGCGGACGGGAAGTATGAGTGCTATACAATCCTGGAGTCAGAGAACGAAACTGAGGAATGCAAATGCTACCTCACCGCCGAAAGTGCTGGTCTCGACAATATCAACGAAATCGTTGAGGCGTATGAAGCTCCTTATGCGATGTCGCTGAGGCAATACATAGAACAGATCTCTGTAAGCGTCAACAGCGGTTTTGTGATGGGCATAGACGAGTCGGAAGGGAAAAAGAAGCTTGTATTCGACTCGGCCCAGCCGGCGGCGGAACGCTACCTTGCCATAGCGGACGCGTTCGGCATGGAGCTTTCCTACAGCTTCGACATCGAAGGGTTCCGGGTTGTTGGCATGTTATTCAACTTCCATAAGAAGCGCGGCCGGGTTCTAGAAAGGCCGCTCCGGGTCGGGCATGAGATCAAACCGCTTAAGATAAAGAAGTCCATGTTGGAATTTGCCTCGGCCCTTTATCCGCAGGGCGGTGTCCCGTCATCATCAGAAGGCTTTCAGACACCGTCAGGTAAGTATACATGGGTCAAATGGTCGAACAATGCGAATGGCGACGAGATGGCCAATACGCCATCCTCACGGGCTTATATCGGCATAGCCTACTACAAGAAGAGTAAGGAGAAGTCATCGGATCCGACGGATTACATATGGACGCAAATCAAGTTGGGTGGAAGCTACAGCGGTGCGGGAGTGCTGAGGTCATCTGGCAATTATACATGGATACGGTACTCGATGTACGCGGACGGATCATCGATGTCGGCAAATCCGATCGGCAAGCGCTATATCGGCATCGCCCTCGGGAAGAATACGTCAACGTGCTCATCCAAAGCATCGGATTACCTCTGGTACCCGGTGACGGAGGACAGCGCGGACGCGATTACCCTGGAAGGGCTTAAATACGATGATGGAGATATGTACGTCACCGGCAAGCGGCTTGTCAGCCGGTCCGCCCGGAAGGTCTGGAACAGATACCTTGCCATGGACTCAACGAGCGAGGGAAACGTTACAGTGGACTTTTCCAGCGACACGAAGGACCAGAACGAGCTCCTGCAGCAGTCCATCCGGGAGCTGAAGTTCCGGGGAAAGATGAAACGGGAGTACAGCACGGAGCTGCTCAAGGACATAAAGCTCCGCGTCGGCGATACGGTTCCGCTTGTGGACGAGAAGAGGGGAATTTACCTGACGGCAAGGGTCGTCAAGCTGGCCGAGTCGCAGTGCAACGGGACGGTTGACGCGACCTTTGAGGTGTATGAAGAGGAGACGGACACAGAATGAGTATATTACATACAATTAACACCGCGTCGGGCGCGACGCCTCCCGCGGTATTTGTGAAGCAGTATGACAAGGGCTATGCGATTGATTTTAAAATCTATAACGGTCCGGAGATCTACGACCTGACCGGCCACACGGTCCTCGTGAACCTGCATAAGCCGGACAACAATGTATATATAGGGATTGGGGAGATAACGGATGCGGGCGACGGTGCTGTTTCTGTCCGACTGGACTCTGAAAGGCAGATGACGGCAGCGGAAGGAGAAGGCTTGCTTGAGCTGGTCATGGTCAGGAGCGGGAAAGCGCAGGCAACGGCCAACGCCCGCTGGATCGTACAGGAGTCGCCCGGGGCGGACGTGGTCATATCTGCGTCGGTCGTTAACGGCCTTATAGCACTTGCCGCGAACATTGCCGGGGATGTTTCCGATGCTGAGACGGCGGCATCAGCCGCAGCCGGAGCTCTGGCTGAAGCTCTTTTAGCACAGGCTGCCGCCGAAAGCGCAAGAGACGAAGCAGCGTCGATCGCCATGGGAAACCTTCGAGATGTGCTCTTTCCGGTAGGGTCCGTTGTGCAGTACACAGACGCGACAATTGATCCGAACACGCTGGTCGGCGGGACATGGACACGGATCGAAGGGCGGTTTCTTTTTGCGGCAGATGAAACCCACGCGATCGGCTCGACAGGCGGCAGCGAGACGGTGAGGCTTACAAACAGTCAGATGCCGTCGCATCGTCATTTCGTCATCACTATGAGCAAAGGCACGGACTCGCCGGATTACCTGCACACGCTCGCAAGAAGCAATATAGACGACTCAATCGACGAAGAGTACCATTACCGGCTGTACGGCAACAGCAACGAAGCAGGCCATGGCAGGTCGTCCGCGACAGGCGGCGGTCAAGCGCACAACAATATGCCTCCGTACCTTACGGTATATATGTGGGAGAGGACAGCATAAAGGAGAAGCATTATGAATGTATTTGTTATGGAACGGTCGATTGTCCGCCCCCTCGGGCGTGATGCACAGAACCGGCTCATAGGGTATGTCGGAGAGAATAACTCCCGCTCTTTCTACATCCGGACACAGGATGATATATCTGCATATTCTACGGTAAGCTTGCTGATCGACAAAATGGACTGCGGCGTAATGACGGTTACGACAATGCCGGACAACTCCAAGATGCTGTCCCTGACCCTTAGTTCCGCGATGATTGGAAAGGCGGGTGTCAAGACCTGCCAGATCGTGATGGCAGGGAGTAACGGGCTTGTCCAGAAATCCGCACAGTTCGAGGCGTATGTCGGTGCGGCAAATGACGTCGATCAGGCAGCTGAGGACGGCGCGACACTGATCATAATTAACCAGGCTATCACAGAGATGGTGAATTCCGCGGTATCGGCCGCAATAGGAAACGTAGCCGATTCTATACCATCGGATTACACAAAACTTTCAGGCCAGGTAAGCCGGAACACGGAGGATATCGGAGATCTCGACGATCTGGAAACTACGAGCAAGACAGATCTTGTCAGTGCGATCAACGAAGCAAATGCAAGGGTGTCGTACGAGCCGTATGTGTGTTTGATCACCGGATCCGCGGGAAACGGATACGCTTACAGCGGGACGAGCTCGTACGCAGGGCTTTCCGGCGCTGTATCCAGTGGCGGACCCGCATATATCAGGTATGATGATAAATTTTATCATCTGCTCTATTCGGCACTCGGGGCAATGACATTTGGACGCGCCGCAGGGGACGTGATCGAACTTATCACTGTGGATGTGAACGGAATCGCATATAACGAAGTACAGTTGTCAACAACTGCCGCAATGACGGAAGCAATCAACAGACTGATCGAAACTTATGACCCTCGGGGGCTGAGGCAGGACGTATATCAGTACGCTAAAGGCAGGGCGGATAATGTTAAGGATGCGTTTGTCACCCCTATACGTGAGGAGATCAATAGCGCTTATACAATCGTGGACGACGACGACGAAGTCACATACACATCGCTTCGCCAGACCCTGAACGGCATTCTTGCGATCGCGAAGGCGTATACAAGGGCCAGACTGGTGGAGTACAGGGCGTTCACGATCACCATTGTCGACGATCTGCCGGTAGCCGGCGAGCCCATGACATTCTACCTTGTTCCAAAGGAAAACGGCGGATATGACAAGTGGTGGTGGATCAGAGATGAAAACGGAAATGGCGTGTGGGATGTCTTCGGATCTGCAACAACGCTTGTGGTCAATGCGCTACCGCAGGTTGGTGACGAGGATGTAGATTACATCCTCAAGACATCCGCAGGCTGCCTTTACTACAAATATTTTGAGAATGCATGGCACATGGTCGCCGGGTCGCTGGCAGAGGTCGTGGCGGAGCTCCCGCAGGCCGGGAACGTCTATACAGACTACTACTGCAGGAATGCGGCAGGCACATATGTACATTACCGGTGGATCTCTGGAGCATGGGAAGTTATAGGATCCGACAGCTATACCAAGAGCGAGGTCGATGCGCTGATAAGCGGCGTGACAGCATCCGTTTCGGCCTTGTCAAGCAGACTCGACACGACTAACAGCAATGTGACATCCCTGTCCAGGACAGTGGAGAGGGTCGCCCAGGACCTTGCCAACCTCGACACGGAAGGCCTGTCATATTATGCAGCCTTGACCAATGAAGGGGACGCCTATGTGTTTACGCTGTACGAGGTCGATGGAGAGGAAGAGACCGTAAAGAGCCAGTTCACGCTCCCTTCCGGAGGGGGCGGCGGATCATCCTCCACGACACAGCTTGAGGTAGAGAAGGTCACGGCATCTCCCCTTGTGCGTACACCTACTGACAGGGTCCAGATCCAGATCACTTACTCATCCACGGACACGGACGGAGAGCAGGTGGACGGCACATACGCATGGAAGATCGGCACTACTACGATCATGTCCGGAGCCCTTGTACAGGGTCTCAACACCTTCGACCTGACAGACTACTGCAGCGTCGGAACACAGAAACTGATCCTGACGGTGACAGATGAGGGCGGCTCTGTGGCAGTCAAGTCCTGGACCGTGCAGATCGTTGACGTACGGATCGAGTCGGCATTTTCAGACAGATATACTAATGCACTTGGCAGATCTGTCAACTTCACATACACGCCTTATGGCGCAGTCCCAAAGACTGTCCACTTCAAGCTGGATGGAGTGGAGCTGGAGAGCGTAACCACATCAGCCTCTGGAACCCTTCAGTCATACACATTGAGCCCTCAGACACACGGGGCGCATCTACTCGAGTGCTGGATCACAGCGACGGTCAACTCGACGGCTATCGAGACGGAACACATCTTCCGGGATATCATCTGGTACGACGAGACATCGTCTGTTCCGGTGATCGGGTGCATTTACAGGTATGATCATTATGGACAGGTGGCTGCAAGGCAGTTTGACACCACCAGGATCCCTTATGTGGTATATGACCCCAACACGGCCACGCCGGCCGTGACACTGGCGGTAGATGGCCAGACGGTAAGCTCGCTGAGACTGACAGAGGCCATCAATACATGGGCATTCAAGGCGGATGATGTCGCCGTCCATGTGCTGACCATCACTTGTGGAGCGACGACCGTGGAGATCCGTGTAAATGTCGGAGAGCTGGGGTATGACGTGAGCCCTGTCACTGCCAACCTGAAATTTGATTTTGACCCCATTGGCAGGTCGAACAGCTCGGAAAACAGGCTCTGGCATGATGAGGACCATCCTTCTGTAACCCTGACAGTATCGAACAACTTTGATTGGCAGAACGGCGGCTATAAGCTGGATGCAGACGGAAACCAGTATTTCTGCGTCAAGGCAGGGTCGCGGGCGTATATCTCCTATGACCTTTTTGGGACGGATCCCGTACAGACCGGCGCAGAGTTCAAGGTCATTTTCAAGACAGCAAATGTCAGGAACAACACAACATCATTCCTGAAGTGCATACCTGATGCGGATAATGTCAAGGTGGGACTGGATATGAAGGCGCACGCGGCCTATATCAAGACCTCGACGTCAGAATTGTATACGCCATACAGCGAAGAGGATGTGATAGAGTTTGAGTACAACATCAACACGCTCGATACAGAAGCGGCTGATGCCACGAGCTACATCATGTCTTACGAGGACGGCGTAGGATCCAGACCTCTCCTCTATGACGCATCGCACCGCATCTACCAGTACACGCCTGTCCCGATCACAATAGGATCGGACGACTGCGACGTGTGGATCTACCGGATGAAGGCGTATTCGAGCGCCCTGTCAGATACCGACATCCTCCGCAACTTCATCGCGGATTCATGCGACTCTACGACCATGATCGACAGGTACGAGCGTAACCAGATCTACAACGAGAACAACGCCCTGACGCCTGAGAGCGTGGCCAATGCATGCCCTGACCTGAGGGTCATCATGATCGACTGCCCGCACTTTACCAATGACAAAAAGGACTATGTGCGGAACACCAATGTACGATGCATCTACCGGAACGGCGATTCAAAATATGACAACTGGCAGTGGACGAACGGCTATCATGCCGGGCAGGGAACCACATCCAATGAATACGGCTTCGCAGGAAGGAACATCGATATCATCTTCGGCTTCGACGGCATCCATCAGAGGGTGTCAAAGATCCCGCTGGACAGCACCTATATATCCGAGCTGGTCCTTGGCGACGGTACACGGTATACGGACGGCAGCGGCAAGGTGAGCCTGACGAGGGATTCAGTCCCGAACGACTGGTTCAACTTAAAGGTCAATATCGCGTCCTCTGAGAACGCCAACAATGCGCTCCTCCAGAAGCGTTACAACGATTTCATCCCTTACAAGACGCCTGGACAGAAGAGGAATCCAAAGTGCAAGAACTCCATGGAGTTCCAGAACTGCGTGATCTTCGTGAGGGAGAATGACCCGGATATCACAACCCATAGGGAGTTCCAGGATACAGGATGGCATTTCTACGCCATCGGTAATATTGGCGATTCAAAGAAGACTGACAACACGAGGGTAACGGATCCTACGGATCTTGCAGAATTTGTCATCGAAGTCTCCGACAACACGTTGCCGAACAGCTGGTTCCAGACCGGCGTCTACCTGGACGCGAATGGCCAGATCACATATGACCCTGATGCAGGCGTGTCAATGGTCTATCCGATCACCCGGGCGCAGTGGCTGAACGAGAACAACCTGAAGCGCATTTCCCTGTATGAAGACTGGGATGATTCATTCGAGTTCCGCTACGATATGGGCACCAAGGACGGTGAGACGATCACAAGCGCCGAAATTGAGGCCCAGCAGGAGCTTTCGAAGCAGGTGTGGCGTGACATGTACGAATGGGTGATCACGTCATCAAACACTGATTTCGTGGCCCATATGGGCGACTGGTTCATCGTGTCTTCGCCCCTGTACTGGTATCTCTTTACAGAACGCTACACGATGATCGATAACCGGTCAAAGAACACTTTCTGGCACTGGGGAAAAACGTATATCACAGCGGCAGAGGCCCAGGAGATGGGGAGCGATGCACAGAACTACACTGTCGATGACGCGGCAGCGGCCATCAATAACGGATACCGGTTCGACCTGTGGGACTACGACAACGACACGGCGCTTGGAATCAACAACAGCGGCGAGCTGACGATGACCTACGGCAAGGAAGACATCGACTATAAGACAGACGGGGATCCCTCCAGCGGTTTTATTTTCAACGCCGCACAGTCGGTGTTCTGGCGCAGGATCAGGGAGCTCATGTTCCCGCAGCTGCAGGCCTTATACCTCGACCGTGAGTCTGCAGGATGCTGGTCTGCAGAATCGCTGATCAATGAGTTCGACGCATGGCAGAACGGCTTCCCGGAAGAGTTGTGGAGGCTCGACATCGAGAGAAAGTACCTGAGGACATACCAGGCCGGCACCGTCCGCTTCCTCAACGAAATGATGAACGGGCGCAAGCGCTACCAGAGAAGGCAGTTCGAGAGGGACCAGGAAGCCTATATCGGTACGAAATACGTCGGCACGACGGTCAGGGCGGACCAGATCATGTTCCGCTGCAATACGCCGTCCTCGGCGGTCGTAGCGCCTGATTACACGCTTCGCCTCGTCCCGTACTCTGACATGTACCTTACTGTCCTCTACGGCAACTCACCGGTGCCGCAGCAGATCAGGGCGAAAGCCGGGCAGGAGTACGAGATCACGACATCGCTCACCGAGATGGACGACACGGCGATCCTTATCTACTGCGCGAGCAGGATACAGGCGATCAACGACCTCAGTGCGTGCTACATTCATGACAATGACTTTTCAAAAGCATCAAAACTCAGGACGCTGGTCATTGGGAACACGACCGAAGGCTACCAGAACAGCTTCCTGACTACACTCAACATGGGCAACAACACATTGCTCGAGACGTTGGACATTCGGAACTGCCCGAACCTTACGGGATCAGTCAACCTGTCGGCTTGCGAGAACCTTGTCAATCTGTATGCGGAAGGGACTGCCATCACGTCGGTGCTCTTTGCGGCCAATGGCAAGATAGCGCACGCCCATCTCCCTGGGACCATCAACAGCCTGACGTTCAGGAGCCTTCAGTACCTCGCAGACCTGGTCGTTGCATCCTACGCCAATCTGGAATCACTCGTATGCGAATACTCGAACATCGATGCGCTGTCGATAATCCGGGAGGCCATCACAACACTGCAGATCTGCAGGGTCCTTGGGATAGACTGGGAACTTGCAACGACGGACACCCTCAATGCCATCATTGCCATGAGCCAGTCGCTCCTGTCAGGCGAGGTGTATGTCTCGGGACCGATCAGGAACCAGGAGCTCATCTCATATGATGCGGCATGGCCGGACCTTGATGTCACATACGAGAACGCGAACCTTGTGACGCAGTACCCTGTGACATTCGTTAATGCTGATGGGACGACACTTTATTCGGTCTATGTCGACCGTGGTTCCGTTCCGGTAGACCCTGTTACAGCAGGGCTGATCCAGACGCCGACAAAGGCTTCAGACGACCAGTACACGTACACTTATACTGGGTGGGACGATGTAGAGTCGCCTGTGCTCGCGGCGAGGACGATCACGGCACAGTACAGCGAGACAATACGATCCTACACGGTACAGTGGTTGTCGAGGACAGGGCTTGTGCTTGAGACGCAGACAGTGCAGTATGGAGAGGAGGCGGTCTACTCGGGGAGCATCCCGACCAACACAGAGGAAGAGTCGTCATACGTCTACAACCTGTTCGCCGGATGGGACAAGTCGACAGGCTGCATCACCGGCGACACCACGGTCTATGCTGTGTGGGAGAGAGCAGAACTTCCTGCGGCAGGCAAAGATTCGTCACAGATGACAAGGGCTGAGATCTATGCGGTGGCACAAGCCGGTCTGGCATCCTCCTATTTTGAGGATAAGGACTACTTCGACATGATGATGGGGTGGGACTTCACATTTGCAAATGTCGAGGCCCGCACGATCCTCGAGAACCGGTTCTTTGACGGCTCCACATATTACGACACAGGCATCAGGCTTTTTGACGCCTCTGCACCTGACTTCACCATGGCCATGGAGTTCGAATACCTTGATACAACAGAGAATTCCGGAACGCTGATATCCTGCTTCGAAGAGAGCGGGGCGGAGGGTTTCAGGATCAGGTATTCAACGAACCCCGTCCTGCAGTGGGGCGACAAGGAGTTCCGTGTCGGTACTAGTGACGGGCGGCATATCGTGGTCATAAGGCACAAGGCGGGGTCGAGCAAGCTCTTCATCTATGCATCGGATGTGACATCGGCCAACATTTACGACCTGAGCCTCGCGGCCGCGGAGCTGATCCGGACGCGGAACACGGTGTTCGACGGTGTCCTGTCCTTCGGGGCTGTTCGCTTCGCAGAAGACGGCGGCCACGATTACTATGGGAAAGGCTGGGTGCACTGGTGCAAGATCTGGTATGCCGACCTCGGCGCAGACGTGGCCAGGAAGCTTGCTTCATGGATCCATGAACCGGTCCGTATGGAATTCGCCGGGGCAGACAGGTACAGGCTCGCCGGCTCGACATCACTTAAGGCGAACTCGTCATGGATCGCAAACAACCTCCTCACTAGGCTGAGGAGGATGAACGCGGAAAGCACAAATGTTGGCGGATGGGACGCGTCAGAAATGAGGGGTTTCCTGAACGACCGAGTGCTCAAGGGCATGGACTACGGCTACCGGGCAATGCTCAAGCCTGTAAAGGTATTCGCGTCGACAGGGAACCAGTCGTCGGAGGTCATTGTTTCTAACGACACGATCTATCTGGCGGCCACAAGGGAAGTCGGCGGATATACCGGAGCGCCATACACGAACGAAGGCTCCGTGATAAGCTGGTTCACGTCCAATGCTGCAAGGTTTAAGTTCCCGGGATTCACCAGGAATGACGGCGCGCAGGTCGTCACTTCTGGAACCGACCCGACACAGCTGTCCGGTTACACAATAAGAGAAGGTGATATATGGATCAACAGCGATAACCAGTCAGTCGGATACATGTACATATCTGCAGCGACAAAGGTCAAGCATACAACTATCGGTTGCCATAAGGTAGCATCTAGTGATAATATTGTTGCCGGGGATGGAGGATTGTGGCTGAGGGCCCACTCCTGGTGGTTGCGGTCGCCGAATGCGGCGTCCGCGTCCGCGTTTTGCTTTGTCTACGGTTATGGTTACTGCGGCGGCAGCAGCGCTGGTAACTACTATGGGCTGGCGCTCGGCTTCTCAATCTGATTCCCCTTATAATGCGGGCCCACCGGCCCGCCCCCACGCAGGGTGAATCTATGAGTGTACTTAAGAACAAACGGAGAACTTCAAAAATTGAATACGAGAGGAATTTTCTCGGATTCTACGAGTACATGAACGGGAGGATCAACCACGTGCCCCGGCGGTGGATGAGGCCGCTGGGGCGCCCTATGAAGGATGCGCTGAACCAGATGTATGACGACGTGCTGATGGTGTCGGAAATGTATATCGACCAAGGAACGTCAAAGAAAAGGTACATGCAGTGCAAGAAGGTGGTCGAAGAATTGATGGGATTCCAGGAATGGATGTACCTGTACTGGATCCTGTCAGACGGACGGAACGGGATCAAGTGGGTCGACGCCGACGCGAGAAAGTATATGTCGGACTACCTGAACAGGGAGATCTATCTGCTGGGCGGCGTAATGCGCCGCCTGGACCCGACAATGAAGCTTGGACGCATGGAGGTCACGTACATGAAACCGTTCAATAAGAAGGACATAGAAGGCGTACTGTTCCTGGAGAAGCTCTACGAGCTCAATGAGCTGGTATACCCAAAGCACATCCGGATCCCGACAGCGGAGAGGGATGAGGAGGTCAGTCTGGCCTGCAGGTATATCCGGAACGCGTTTTTCTGCGCCTATGCCGCGAACTCATTCATACCATCGACAAATGGGGAATATCACAAAAGACGCCGGCTGTTTGGCGAGGCCATATCCGACCTCTACCGGCTCAACCGGCCAATGGTCAAAATGTTCATGGTACACCTTTTTTCGAACGAGGACATGGAGACCATCACCAAGCTGGTGAATGAATCTACAAGACTCCTGCAGGGCATACAGAAGGCCGATAAGGAACGTTACTCTGCCCTGTCTGGATAAGTTGCAGCTTACGTTTTATTACCGTTAGCGCGCGTTGCGGTCGCCGTATGCGGCGTCCGCGTCCGCGTTTTGCAATGTCAACAATAATGGTAACTACAACAACAACAACGCTGGAAACAACAATGGGCTGGCGCTCGGATTCAATGGATGAAAAAAGTAGCCTATTTAGTCGCAAGACCGGTGAAGATCGCAGATCCATCCGTTAGAAGGAAGCTGCAACTGTTCCCTGCAAAGGGACGAACAGACATGTGCCACGATAACGGCACATTGCCCGCAGCGGCAATCGTAAAGGCCAGGGATGGAGCAAAGAGGGATGTGCTGCATGCCGTACTTCCCTGTGCCTGGCCAAGAGCATCTATGGCATGCAAATCCAGATGCTACGATAGAGAGCTGTAAAACAATGGAACAGATCACTTTGGAAAATGTCATCACTGTGGCCAACTTTATCGAGGCCCTTAAATTGTGCAAGAAGGCTGTAGGCTATAAGTTCTCCGTACAGAACTATATGGCACACGGCCTGTTCTACATTGGGCAGACGGTAAGCATCATACGCGCAGGGAAGGTGCCGGCGGTCAAGAATACCGAACAGGTCATCATCTCGGAGCGCGGCCACAGGCGGGTGATCACTCCGATCAGGATAGAGGACAGGGTGACGCAGAGGGTGCTCTGCGATAAAGTCCTGATGCCACTGGCTGAGAGAAAGATGATCTACGACAACGGCGCATCCGTCAAAGGAAAGGGAACGGAGTTCTCAAGGAAGCGGATGAACCAGCACATCGAAGCGGCCAAAAGGAGATGGGGCGCTGACAACATCTACGCCCTAAAATTTGACTTCAAGTCCTTTTTCGCATCGATACCTCACGCACAGTGCTTCCGCGTGCTCGATGAACTGATAGAAGACAAACGCCTTCGCGACCTGATCATGGGGATCATCGAGTCCTATCAGCTGGAAGACATACGGCGCATCGAAGATCCGGTGATCAGGGAAAAAGAAATGAAAAGTCTTCTCGCACATGAAAAGGTAGGCATCTGCCTTGGGAGCCAGATTTCGCAGATCATGGCGCTCATGGTCCCGAACAGCTTCGACCATTTCATAAAGGATAAACTCGGGATCAAATTCTATGTCCGGCACATGGATGACGGGGTCATCCTGCTGAACGACAAGGACGAGCTGGTCCGTATCAGGGAGCTCCTGAAAGAAGAAGCTGCAAAGTGCGGGCTGACGCTGCATCCAAAGAAGACGCAGATTGTCAAGCTGACGAAGGGATTCACATTTTTAAAAATTAGGTACCGCATCTCGCACGGGAAGACCATCAAGACGCTGGACAGGAGCGGGATCGTCCGGATGCGGCGCAATGGCATACCATACAGTCAAAAACATGATGGAGCTTTACGACAGGCTTTACGGCGGATACAGGATGACGCGAACATATTGGAGGAAACACAGAGGCATAAAGCGCAAAAAGAGGGTGTTAAGAATATGAGCTTTTACAAGGTCATAAAAGACGGGATGATCGTGGGGGTATGTACGGATGATGATTTTCGCAGGTTCCAGGCTAAACATAGCATCATTGTTGTCTCCGGGCCTGACGGTGTGGAAGCCGTGGACTCAGGAGGCACGCTCTACCACGATACATGGATGGCAGAGCCGGGGTTCCCATGCGAACCGGCCGCCGTGACGGAGATCACGGTGGAAGAGTACGACGACTTCAAGGCGCAGCTGGAAGCCGGCGGCGTGCCGGACGACGGCAGCCTTGATGAAGAACAGCCCGCAGGGCAGGAACCCGCGGAGGCTGGCAGCGAGGAGGGCGGCGAGGAGGTCAAAAAGACCGCAGCGCAGATCCTCCGGGAGCAGATTGACAGTGTAGACAGCCAGGTCAAGCTGGCAGCGAGGTTTGCATCAGTATGAATATGAGAGATTTCATAGAACAGCTCATCGCAAAGGGCGACTACAAGCTCGATGAGCTTGAGACAAAAATCAAGAAACTGTATGTGCTCGGAGACCTGACAGAGACAGACATGGATGAGCTCCTGGCCTTGGCCGCCGACTCGGTGGACAACTCGGCACAGGTGGACATGTTCGCCATGATCGTGGATCTCCAGCACAGGGTAGAGCAGCTCGAGACAGCTGACTTTGCCACATGGAAGCCGGGGTATGTCACTAAGAAAAAGGAGATCGTCAAGGTCGACCTCGACGGCGACGGAACGCTCGACTATGCCATGTACGACGGCGGCCGGTCGGAGACTTCACTCTCTGTCGGAAAGATTGACGGATGGTACAAGGTCACATCGAACGGAGAAAAGACACACGAGATCACTCGGAAATCTGACGGTACGTATACGTTAACCGCCTTGACTGAATCAAATGGATAACGATGATTAACAGATGCACCTGGAAAGGTGTTTTTTTAATGCCTATTTTGCGAGGTGAATATGCCGCCATACTAAAAACGCCGCTCCGGATCCGTCCGAGGGCGGTATTTTATTGAAAAACTTTAGAAGAGAGGACAAGCCATTGACGTTATATGATTTTCTTACACAGTATCTGGCAATTACTCCGGGAACAGGCATCATGCTCGCCCTCCTTGGGATATTATCATTAATTCAGATAGCACCAATCAAGGTCAACCCATGGGACACTATCTTCGGATGGATCGGCGCGAAAATCAATGCGGGCGTCAAGGAAGACCTTGACGAGGTACGCAAACAGTCAGATAGTCAGCAATCAGAATTTCGTGAATTCTGGGTAGATTATCAGCGGGAAGCTATACTGAGATTTTCACGGGAGTGTTCTCAGGAGACCACACACAGCCGGGAAGAATGGAACCATATCCTGGACATCATCCGAAGGTATGAGAGCTTCTGCGCAAAACACGATATAGCAAACGGGGTAATAGAGGAAAATTCCGCTTACCTCAGGGATCTTCACAAACAGCTCCTGCAGGAGCACAAGATTTGATTTAGGAGGAAATACACATGAATAGCTTAATTTTCAATGTTTTATTGGCGCTTGTTGTGGCAGTGATCGGCGTGATCGCCAGGGAGCTTCTCCCTTACCTCAGGCAGAAGAGGGATGAGGTGGAGGCCCGCATCCGGAGGACGAAGTGGGCGTGGGCGGCCGACATCATTGACGCCGTTGTCCGCGCGGTCGAGCAGACCGTAGCCGAGGATGTCCACGGAAAGGCGAAGAAGCAGGAAGCTGTCCGCTACATTAAGTATTTATGCGGAAAGTGCGCGATAGAGTTGTCTGACGAGGAAATAGATACACTGATCGAGGCAGCGGTCCATGCCATGAATGAGAATTGTATCGAGGTGGGAGAACTGAGTATTCCTGAGGATATGCTGACTGAAAATGAATAATCAAGAAGACGGCGGCAGTCCTTTCGGGCTGCCGTTTTTGGTGACAATATGAAAACATATAACCTGAGCGAAGATAAGATCAGACAGATCGCAAGGCTCTGCGTGCAGGAGCAGGGCACAATTAAGGGCGTGCGCGCTGAGGCAAGCCTTATGGCCAACCTTCTGGAAACGAACAGCGGATATAAGAAAAAATACGGTGATGACATTTACTCTTTTGCCAGATACGGCAAATGGTTCTCAAAGGCCGCCCACTGGATGGACAACGGATCCGCCTCGGAGGCGGCGGTCGAAGCCGTGCGGGACGTGCTCGTGCGCGGGAATCGCTTCTTTCCGGGGAACTTCGTGGATGAGCATGACTGCTTTTCCGATATCGCCTGGGCAAGAACAGACGGGAAACTGATTGATAAGCGTGAACGGTCCGCCTATGTGCAGGACAAGACCGTCATTAAGAACACGTATGGATCTGTCTATACATTTTACGCCTTCCCGGATGGTCATACGGATCCGTTTGGCTATACGTCCAGCGCACGAAGGTGGGAGTTCGAAAAGACTCAGACCGTGGAAGAATCTGCAGATTATGTACTTGTGGAGGTGATGACATGAGTGTGCTTATAGGATCGGCGCGTATCGATGAGAATGGACACGCCACAGGCGGCTGCGCCGGCGATCAGACAGGCCGTGAGGTGGCGACACAGAAGTGGTACCTGCACAGTAAAGGATGGCGTGTATTCCGCCCGAAGCGCGACAAGGTCGCCGAGGCGGGCGCCTATGCGATGGAGAGAGCATGTGCAAACCCGAACATAGGATACGACCAGAACGAAAGGTTTACAGCCTATGACTGGTGCAAATGTGAGCATGGCGGCAATTATGATCCGGGAGCAATCACAGCTAAAGTGGAGACGGACTGCTCCGCGCTGGTAAGGCTTTGCCTTGCATACGCAGGAATCTTTGTCGGAGATTTCCACACGGGAAATGAGGCGGAAGTCCTTATGGCATCCGGAGAGTTCATCGAGGTGACAAGCACAGCCGGCAGGAATCCCGACTATCTTAAGCGGGGCGACATCCTTGTGACCAGGACCAAGGGCCATACGGTCATGGTCCTGAGTAATGGATCCAAAACAGCAGCAGTTAAAGTCGATAATGAGAGCGTAAAAGCGGAGGTAGGAATGAAGACGTATAAACTTGGCAGTATCACATTTGGAACGACCGGGCCGCACGTGCGGACGGTGCAGCTTATCCTGAAGGGCATGGGATATACAGGAGAGAACGGCAAGCCGCTCAAGATCGACGGCGAAGCCGGCAGTAATACGATGTACGCGATTGCATGTTACATCAGAGACCAGAAGGCAGCAGGCATCGATCTTGGAGATCCTTCCGGATGGGGACCGCTGTGCTGGGCTTCCCTTGGATGGGAAGTTGCCTGATGCAGTTGGACAAAAATGGTGGCAAGCACAATTTGCCACCATTTTGCCACCGGCGGGAGAGATGTTGAAATAAGAGTGAACAGCCTTGAAATGTTGAACAGCCTTGAAAAGGCTAATAAAATATGGAAAAATGGAGATGGAGAAAGCGCTATGAGGAGTCGCGTTTCAAGTGAGTGAATAAACGATGCACGTGGAGTGTGTGAGCCTGCTGAGCCGCATAAAATAAGGCTTTTTGGCGTTTTAAAATGCCGAAAAATGCCACCGTGCCACCATTTTGCCACCGTTCAACTCAAAAATACGGTAAAAAATAGAAAGCCCCGTTGAACATGTTCAAAGTGTTCAACGGGGGTTTTTATGTTTTCTGGTCTTATGCTTTCAAAGCGATGCTCTCAAAGATATCCACGGTCCTCGTCTGCATGGCATCGGTGTCATGCACGTAACGATTCATGGCAGTCTGGATCGTTGAATGTCCGAGTCGTTCCTGCACATCCTTCAGGTCAGCTCCTGCCTCGACGAGCATGGTGGCGTGCGTGTGGCGGAGCGAATGGTAGTTAAAAGCAAGCCCGAGATCGTGATGGACGACCCTGCACACGTATTTGAATGAGTCAGGGGAGAGCATGCTCCCGTTCTCACGGACGCATACGAGATCGGCAGCGGGCAGATCCGCAATGCCCTGAGGGATGGTGACGATATGAAGGATCTCACCGCCCTTCTCATCCTGCTCCGGCCGCAGGTATTGCCGCAGGTAATACTTACCGAGGCCGAGCCGGTTCTTGCTGCTCTGGATCCGGGCGCGCTCCAGACAGCGGGCAAGGGACTCACCGAATTTGATTGTCCGGATGGAAGTATCTGTCTTCGGAGACTGAAAATACCATTCGGAGGTTTTTCTGCCGCGATCG